TGTTGCATATCATAGATAGCAAATGAAGCCGGGAATTGCTCAGTAACCGTAGCCTTCGCAAATATGTTCTTATTAGTACTAATCGTACTTAGCACACTTCCCGGCTTCACCAACAGATTAGGATTGATCGAAGCAAAGTTCTTCAAGACCTGTAAGGTCTGACTTGAAATTTTCATAATATAAATTGTCCTTTATCATTCTCGGTGGCGGCGCTCGAGGTCAACCATTGGCACATTGCCACTACCTACAATATTCTCATACATTGTAGTAAATTCTTCAATGGAAGACAACTCTTGAGCGTAGTTATTCTTGTGGAATACCTTTGCCATTTTTGTTAGAGTCTTCTTAGGAATTTCGTGAATCTTGGATGCTGCATCAACAGCATCCTTAATGAATTCCTTTTCCGCATCAATGCGGGTCATTGAATTAGAGATTTCAACAAGGACTGCTTTCACCTTTTGCTTATCAAATGCCATAATATAATTACCTCAATTATTTTTTGATCTTAGAGATGTCAGCTGTAGCAGCAGCACCAACAGATGCTAGAGCAGCAAGGCTACCACCAAACGTATAAGATCCAGTATGATTCAACTGCATCCAAGGACACAACCAAACCTTTAAGCCCATGTTACGAACCCACTGACAGAACATATAGTCTTCAGAGAGATATCTCTTAGAGTACTGTCGTAGGATAGTATTGTTAGGGTCATCAACAAACTTAACAATATCATCAGGTGTTGCATTTGGATTAGCTTCCAAATATGCCTTTAGCTCGGCACCCATGTACATTCTTTTACCATCGATTGGTGTATCAAAGAAAGCGAAGATTTCTCTTGAACCATCAAAGTGAGCTGTACGGACATGGTCAGGCTTATATGACTGGTATGGGAATGTTTCCTCAAACTTCTTAAATGTATTCTTTCGAATCATCATGAAGCCAGTACCAATCTCTAGTACCTCGGCTGGCTCACTTAGCTTAATCTGAGTTGGACCATCCTTAGCGATAACTGGATTGAAGACATAATCGCCAACAAACTGATCAAGAGCATTTGGATTTTCATCTGCTACACCCTTATCAACAGCCTGCTTAACCTTTTCCCACGAGATACACTTCTTAGGATATGGACCACCAATAATATCAAACGGTGACTCATCAGACTGAAGGGCCAACAATGTAATAACATCGTTAGGGTCAAATCCAATATCCGAGTCAATAAACATCATGTGGGTGAAGTCGCTTCTCATAAACTCATCTGCACAATAGTTACGAGCGCGGGTAATGAGGGACTCATTAAACAAATAATAGACCTTCATGTTAATGCCATACTTCACACAAAGTGCAGTTAGATCACACATTGATCTTGTATAGTTGCCATGGCATTGGCCACCATACATTGGAGTTGCTACAAAGAGCGATCTCTTTCGCAACTCTTCGATTTCAATTTTAATTTCCATTGTCTATTACTCCACTGCTCGGAGAAGACTCTTCTTTCCACCTGCAGCTTGTGGGGGTGTTAGGATCTGGCTTGTAGCCATCTGGTAGTCGTTGACTAGCGAATCAACTGGATCTGTCACAAACAGAACGCTAGTTGGTAGTAATTCAAATCCTTCCATTGCAGTTGTATACTGCATGAATGGTACAAACACCAAACGATTTTCTTGGAAGGCAAGAAGCAATGGCTTGTTAACCTTCAACTTTGTCTTTGTTTCTTGAAGATCACAAATGATCTCGTCACCGTTTGTTAATTTAATAATCTTAATATTCATTATAATTACCTCTGTTGGTTTTTCAAATAACGTGTATACTTTTTCAACTGTCTTAGAGCTTTTTCTTTATGCACTGGATGCATTCTTCTAAGAAAGTTAACTCCCTGTAAATGATCATACTCGTGCAAAAATATTCTGGCTGTCATGCCAGTAAACTTTCTTGTCATTGTATTTCCGTTAGGTGCCGTAAATCGAACGCGAATGTGTGCTGATCTTTTAACTGGAACAGCAACACCTGGATATGATAGGCATCCTTCCATCAAAGATACAATCTCTTCTGAGACGTCTACAATTTTTGGATTGAAGCAAGCGAAAGCAGGTTCTCCTTCCATAATAAACACTCTATATGGAAGACCTACCTGGTTTGCTGATAGTCCAATACCCTTATGATGCCTCATTGTGTCGAGAAGATTTCTCGCCAGCTCTTCAGGGTCAGTAGGAGGGTTATCAAAATTAAATAGTGGCAACTCTTGTTCTAGAATTGCACTATCATGTTCAATCAAATCATACACCATACTTTTTATCGTGCTCTTTATTTAAGCCATAACTACCATCATATTTATGTAAACTCTCAGCCTTGAATAAAAGAAATTGACCCACTCTAGTTCCCTTCTGAATACTAAATGGTCCACAATGAACATGCATTGCGCCTGCCATCACACCATGATAACCAGAATCATAAAGACCAGAAGTTAGGAAGACGCCATTACGGTTTAGAGTTGAACGAGTAATAACCCATCCGGCTTCGCCTTCTCCAACTTCAATAATGTTCTCCATTACAACTTCATAGGTGCCTGGCTCAAGATGCCAGAAGCCTAATTGATCTGGTTGTAACTCAACAGAGCCTCTATGTCCCTTCTGGGATTCAGATAGAGTACAAGTGTTAGATAGAATTCTAAAAACTTTACCAAGTCTTAGATCGACAGCATTAGGCTGAACATCACCTTGCTGAACATTTGTGAGCTTTGATCCATGCTCACCCATAATATGAATCATCATACCTTATCTTCCTGTGGCTGCGTAAAGTGATATAGAAGGACAATATAATGGATAGCCTTGAGCAAGTCTTTCTTATTGTGACCATCTTTCTTACCATATCTCATCAAGTACTTGATAGCAGTATCTCTAGAAGTAGTATCAACACTACCAAGAGAATCCCAAACATCAATAGTCTGGATCTCTTCCTTACCAACATAATGCTGCTGATAGGTCTTGCTTACATACTCAAGCACTTCTTTGAGGATCTTATCCTCTCTAAATCTATAATTGATACCACCTTGAGAAGGTGTACCAATACTAATGTCACCATTAGGTGCAGTCTTAATTTCAACCATATCAATACCCCGGATCATCATTTAAATATTTGGTTACAATGCTATCAATATAATCCATATTATACTTTGCTAGCCTGTAATTGTCAAGCACAACATCAGTTTGTTTGAGATCAAAGTTGACCTCCTTCTCATACTTACCATCATAGATACCAGTTGGACTAGAGTCAAATGATCCACCATTTAACCCCAACCAAATAGCAGCGCTACTATCCCAAGTGTCAATATAATCTCTATATGGTTCCATTAACTTGATTTCGTTTGGACCATCAACCATACCCAAGAAGTGAATCTTCTTCTTGTTTCTTCGAATGCGATAGAGAATGCCACGATCCTCTAGCTCTTGCATGAACATAAAACGAGCAACAAAACGCTGAAGCTTATTGCCCTTCTCTACACTATATGCATTAGGTACACCAAGAATAGATACACCAATGTAATCCACATGCTTAGATGTAGATGCCCAATCGAATGCATTGATCAAGTCTTCCTTATCACCAATCTTTGATTGTGGTACAAAAAATGTACCAAACCCTTGCGTTCTAAAGAGAGGTGCTAGGTCAATTGCTGCTTGGATTGTCTTAGAAGAATGCTCACCTGGATAGTCAGACATAACAACATAATTGGCTCTGATAATACTTGCCATCTCCAAAACCTTCATTGGAGTTAGCATTGGCTTACCTTGCTTATACATCTCAAAGGCACTATTATCCATAATGTTAACACAAGTTTGGCTCCTATAGAACTCAGTATATTCATTGCTTGTGTCAACAAGATGTGCTAAAGTTAAGTGGTAACTTCTACCCTTAATGAGGTCAAGAAAGTCTGTAGGAGCAATGTGGCAAAATTCTGTCATATTATTCATCCTTCATTGATTGAACAGGAATGTACCGCTCATACACAAGCTCACATCCATTCTCATTATCTTCACTTACAATGATCGTAGCATCTCTTCCCGAATACTGGTTCTTCAAATACGCAAGAAGTTCTTCTGCAATCATTTCACATGACATATAGTCAAGCTTCAATGTACCATTACCATATAGACCTTCAAGCTCTCTCTTCAAGAGAATAAACTCGACGTCACGGTCGTCATGGAACACTTCAAGATAGACCTTAAAGTGAAACATATGTCTATGAGGATGACCAAGGAAGGCAACATCCTTCAGCTTAGGGTCAGTCGCAGCTGCTGGATAGCAATGGATACCTTCCTTCTGGAATGTAATCCAAATCTTTTTCTTAATCATTCAAATACTCCAACTCTTCACCATACAACTCAAGAACATCTGTATATCTTTCGTAGTAGATTGAGGACTTATAAGGTGCCTTATCAACATTGTGTTTAGGATTCAATGCTTGAATCAACGTCTGTTCTTGAAATTCAATATGTGGCTGCTGACAGTTATGTGGTTTAATCAACCACACAAACTTCCACGATTGGTGTTCTTCAAGAAGGGTTCTGAAGTTAGTCATATCATAACCCTTCTCTCTTGCCTTCCTATGATTCTCTTCAAGGTTCTTTAGACCTAAAGATGTTGAACCAACATACATTAGTTCTCCAGCATCATTGTAGACGCCATATACACCTCTGAATCGATAAGCGAGAGCATCTTTTACACGAGACATCCAGGAACCTCACTAGGATTGAACTTAGAAGTAACGGCGATAGCATTCCAAGGATGTAGACTTTCTTCATGCGATACTGCTAAAGAGAAGTCCCTAATACGACCCTTGTCATACCATTCGTCCAACGCAGCGTACATGATACGGCAAACGTCTTCAGAGAACAACAGGTTGGCACCATTTAATTCAGCAAACGCTTGTTCATCTCGTCTCTTAACAACGATCTGAACTTCAGTTGGAATATGCTTTCTGCAAAGTTCTACAACATCCTCAAACCAAATGATCTTTGTAGGGTCAAACTCAACCTTGACCTTTAGAATAGATCTCTGGCTATGAGCATTAGCAGCAGCATCCCTATGCTTACGAGCATCATAGGCTAACTCAAACGAACAAGGACAGGTTGAACTATACACATAGTCAACCGTTAGGAAGAACTTATACTCTCCACTACGATACTGACCTTCTAGTTCAACCTTATAGGCAATATGACCACGAAGCTTTTCTTCTGGATTCTCGTCTCTACGAGAACGAAGAGCATCTTGTGTCCAAGGATACTTGAAGCGAAGCTTACAGTAGGCATTCTTACTATTTTGCTTCTCGGCAAGCTCCTTTAGTGCTCCTTGGATGCCATCAATCGAAAGGTGGTCTTTGATCTTATTATGCATAATGAGGTAGAGTCTCGAGAGATTCAATCCTTTAGCATTAGGGTCATCCAAAGAGCAATAAAGGCTGGCTTCTGCCTGCAACTGTTGTGTGTGGCCATCACGGCGCTTGACCATAATAGGAAGGTCAACTGGAGCAATACCTACCTTACGAAGGGGTACTCTTGCACCAGGTAGAACTGGATTAACTTGAGGGTCAGGCAACTCCTCACAATAGAAATTATTATCATAATTAAATACAAGATCTGGCATCTTGCTAGAGTAATCAATACCCATCTTCACACCTCGGGGTTAACATAAAAAGCAGAGTTAAACTCATGCTCGTAGATCTCTATAGTATCAATCCAAACGCGGTTGTTAGTCAACTCTTTTATCTTAGGATTAACATTATCAAATACAAACTTACATGATGCTTCAATACCAGGGCCATGACCTTTAGTGACATCCATTACATTAAGATTGATACCATCTACTGCATGGAGTCTCTCCCACTCTGGAAGCAAAGGGTCATCGGATGCAATAAGCATTCTATGGTCCCACTGGTCTTCTAACCACTTCTTGACCCACTTTAGATCACCAAAGTCCATACACCACATCTTATCATCTAGTGTCTCACAAGCAAAGGTAAACTTAACATAGCGACCATAACCATGTGCCCATCTGCAGTGACCTTGATCTCTCCACTGACGGTGGCCAGTGGAAATGGGACCAATCCTTTTTGTAGAATAAAACTTATTAGCCATCTCACACCTCCCACCAGAACTCAAACCATTCTGGAACTTTCTTTCTTGAAATCTTGTTTGCATAAAACTTGGGTACTATACTCTGATCCTTGTTATAAATCAAGGTTGCTACGTGGATATTTTCCACCATCAACTGATTGTGGATAGAGCTGTTCCAATCTTCGAATAATGATTTTAGGGCTTCGCCACTATCGACAATATCATCAACAACGAGAACCTTATGGCCATTGTTAATGTCCTCAGGCACCCAGCAATTGCTTTCTTTCTCTCCACCATCTCTTGTAGACCAGGTGACAGGAACCAACTTCAGACCTAGCCTATGCGAAAGAATGACACCTGGAATCAGCCCGCCTCTTGATAGTGCTACAATGTAGCTATACTTAACTTTTGACTTTTTGATCTTTCTTACGAGAGTCTCAATGTCTTTGTCAAACTGCTTCTTTTTGTACTTGATTACTTTTGCCATGTGTCCTTCCTAAACCATGTTATTAATACTTTTCTTGAACCTTGAGTAACTTTAGATACGCCATGAACAACAGCAGTATCATAATAAATTGTTTCGCCTACTGATTGTGGAATTATTTTTCTTTCCTTATCACTACCAACGGTAATAATATCTCCACCCTCGAGATCATCCGACTTCTCTAGCAACGTTATTGCAGTACCATCAACTGTCTTTGGATTATCCAGATGCATTTTAGCATAAGATCCAACGACATACTGCAGAAAGTAATTTGTTACAGCACTCTTTCTTCCATGAAAGTCAAAAAGCTTTTGTTGTATCAAATCCCAATGCTTGTCAACAACCCTGCTAATGTTTGTTTTATGAATGTAAAATAAGTTCACATCTTGATCGTGAAATGTACTGGGCAATCGATCGTATAATGATTTTAGGTATTCAATCTCATCAAGAGTGAATAATTTCTTGCCCTTAATCATTATACACCTATTGTATTGCCCCATAAGTACACATGGACCCGAGCTGATACATTGAAGCCTCTCTTAAATGCTTCTTCAGCAATAGCACCAGCACTCATATAACCTTCTAGCTCACCAGTCTGACCTTCTTCCGTAGCACCAACTGGCATAATCCAAACAGGGAATGTTACTCCTGCCTTTCTGAATTCATTAGTTACATGGTCAACTTCTTCCCATGTCTCCTTCTTACCGTTAACAACATACTTGATTTGTCCGTGGCCTCTAGAAAGAGAATGGTACTCAGCTAAGACCTCAGGAACGATAGCATCCTTATTTGTTTCACCAGAAGTAGTCCAGAGCTTAGGAGAAGATGAAATAAAGATCTCTCTGCCCATCTCTCTCCAGTTAGTCATAAAGTTACTAAACTCTGGCTTCAGAGCTTGAGTAGCATTAGTCTCAAATGTAATGAACCTAGGACTATTCTTGATCTTATCAAAGTAATCAAGAATACCAACTGTACAGTCTTGAGCATGCTTCATTAAAGGCTCACCCCCAGTGAAGCACATATGGATAGGCTGGCCTGCTGGATGATCAAACTTTGACTCTAGATTATGGAGAGATCTAATGTGTCCAAGAATCTGGTTAGCAATATACTCAGGTGTACCCTTATGCATTAGGTGCTTGAACTTCTTAGCCCAAGAATAAGAAGAGTCACAACCATATTTCCACACAGGTAGGTCTTCAACTCGCTTAATAAAGTCGACAGGCATATCTTTATAGGGAAGCTTATATGTCTTAGGGTCAGTTGGATCTTTCTGACCAAAGCCATCACACTGGAGATTACATAGGAAGTATCTCAACCAGGCAGTTGGTATACCAGTGTATCGACCTTCACCCTGAATAGAATAGAAGATCTCAGAATAGTTATATTCTTTTTGCATTACAAAAGCCTCAAATTAAACATTATTTATAACGACCACTATACAACAACTCATCGTTATTTTCAACTATCTCCAATGTGGACCCAAAGCCCACATCACTAAAGTTTTTCTCACACCCCGTTGAACCTTCTCAACACTGTGAAATGATGTTGGCTTAAAGATAACAATATCACCTCTATCAAGATTAACATTCTCGTCATTGATAATAAGTTCCCCACCACTATACTCGCTTTTGTCTGATAACATTAAAACTAAACTAATTTTTCTGTGCCGTGGTGTATTATTATTAAAGATTGTATCAATATGTTTTGCATGGTGATCGTTTTCAAAATATGTAGAGTGTTGTATTTCCAGCACTCTATAGAGTTGAACATCAAATGCATACTGATAGAAGTCAATAAATGGATAAATGTTATTAACAATATCTAGATAAAATTTTCTGTGGTGGTTAAAAGTTACAAACCGAGTCTCGCAAGACCTTACATCATAATTATTAGATATGCCTGATGACGAACTTTTATCAACAGTCTGACCTTGACGGCTTGGTATACGTTCTATTACTGAACTCCAACTATCAATTAGATCTTTTGGAACAGCTGACTTAATAGTTATAATGGACATGTTATTTCCAAGTTGGACCAGTAATAAAAATAAACAAAATGTTTCTTACACCAGAAGTTATCTGCTCTACCTTATGCTGAGTGTATGATGTGAATAGAGCAACAGTACCTTTACCTTCCACTTTAGCAGGAAGTGGGTAGCCAGGCTCAAAAACAAAATCTCCACCTTCATACTCTGTTGGATCAGATAACATTACAGTCAAAGAAAGCTTTCTGTCGGTTTTAAGATTGTTGTACTTAGGGTTGTTTAGAGCCATTTTATATCTCATTGTATCATCATGCCAACCCACACCATGGCCTGGTAGGTATGTAATATGCTGGATTGCTCCATCAATCTGATAATCAACATCAACACCTAATTTGTTAATATTACTTTTTGTATAGTCAATTAACGACTTAAAGACACCTTCGTATGGCTTCATGTTAGCCGATAAGAATCTAACATCACATCTTCTTACACCTGTCTTACCAAACGATGGGTCTATGGGTACATTGTTGATCATCCAGGCGTTAACATTATTACACCATGTTGATGGAAAGTAATTTGGTGTTACTACAATCTTTGGAATCATATTAAACCCACCTCGGACCCTTAAACCAAGCAACTAATGTATTTCTTGTTCCACTTGTTACTGGCGTTACTTTATGTAGCATAATTGATGGGAACACTATTGCTTGGCCAGCAGTTAGCTTGATAGTTTTATTTTTTTTACCACCGGCGAGAACTAAATCACCGCCCTGATAATTATTACTATCTGTCAAACCAACAATCACTGTAAGCTTGTGCACGACAGGTTTAACTACCCACACTGAATCACTATGCCAGTCGTATTCCATTTGCTGTTCTGATTTATATGTTGTATATTGGAATGCACCAATATCATACCAAATGTTAAAACCAAACATTCGTTCGTTTGCGGCCATTGCAATATCCTTTAATGCATCTACTATTTGGGGTTCCTTCTTAGAGGAAATAATTTTCATTAAGTAGTTTTCCGGTATCACACCATTACCGTTTGCTGACAAAGTATATGAATCACCAGCTGCATCTGGATACTTTTCACATGCTTTGTGGATACCCTCAGCCCACTTACTATTAAAGTATTGCTTTGTCCAGATCATACAATCCTAGAAAAGTTCTTTGTCTTCTCGAACTTAATAACATTATGAAACTTATCAAACAACTGATCTGTCTTATGGCTAATAATAAACGTATTAGTATCAGCAGTGAGAGTCTGAATAATCTTCAAGAACTCATCTGTACCAGAACTATCAAGAGAACTATCAAACACCTCATCCATAATCAAAAGATTGGTAGCAGCACTATTTCTCATTTTAGCAATTGCTCTCCATGTAAAGAGCACTGCTAAGTTGATTCTCATCTTCTCACCTTCTGAGAATGAATTGTAACTAAACTCATCTCTGAATCTTGATCTGATGGTTTCATTAAACTGTTCATCAATCTCAAACTGAACAAAGAAGTCCATGGCAGCCAAGTACTTATTGATCAACTTATTAATAATTGGCATATACTGACGAAGGATTCTGGTCTTGATACCACCATCCTTTAAGAGAGCAGAAGCTGCCTGTAGTATTTCGTACTCCTCTAGCAGCTTCTGCTTCTTTTCCTCAGCTTCTGTCTTTTGCTTTTGTAGTTCTTTTAGTTTTTGTTTTTCTGCATCAACGTTTGCCGTGTTTGTTTCCAATCCATTAATCTCAGTTTGCAGGTAATCAATAAACTTCTTCTTAGAAGTTATCTCTGTCTGCAGTTTAGTAATCTCTTGCTGGATTGTTTGAATCTCTTTTTGGATTTTATTAATTCTTGTAATTTCTGTAACAGTATTATTATAGTCACCATCAAGAAGCTTTAGGTTCTCTTGTATTTCAGTTACTCGCGTTTGCTTTGTAGCAATAGACTCAGACTTGAACTCGTGAGGAATTCCTTGCTTACAAGTTGGACAGTCATCATTGTCGTGGAAGAACTTAATCTCTTTATCCAACTTGGATAGTTTATCAATAGTCTTTTCCTTTAGGATAACAGACTTCTCCATTCTCTTGGTTAACTTATCCAGGTTAGTAGTTTGCTGAATCTTTTCCTCTATTGTGTTACCCTTCATTGTAAGGTCAATATTACACATATCAATCTCAGCTTCAGTCTGCTCAATCTTTACATTATTTTCATCAACCTTATTCTGCACATCTTTCTTCAAAGAATCAATGTAGCTATTCTGAATGTTAATCTTCTCATCAACAAGATCACTATCATACTTTGCTTGCTTCAAGTCATCTTGATTAGTGGAGACCTTACCCTTTAGTAGCGTATTCATTGTAGTGAATACCTGAATGTCAAGTAGGTCCTCAATCACTTCTCTTCGCTGAGCTGCAGGAAGTTGCATGAATGGAACATAGGTAGAGGAACCAAGAACAACTACTTGAGAGAATGTTCTATGGTTCATCTTAACGATCTGCTTCTCAATTACCTCTTGATAGTCTTTACTATCAGCATCTTGGTTGAGTAGTTGATCATTCTTATGGATCTCAAACTTAGTAGGCTTGATACCTCTAACGATCTTATAGTTAGCATTACCAACTACAAACTCAAGCTCAACACATAGATCTTTACCATTGATAGAGTTAACAAGCTGAGGCTTATTAATCTTTCTGAATGGCTTATTGTAGAGAGCAAATGAAATAGCATCGAGAATGGTTGACTTACCAGAACCATTCGTACCTACAATCAGAGTTGACTTATGCTTAGTAAGATCTATCTCTGTAAATATGTTGCCAGTGGATAAAAAATTCTTCCACTTCACTTTCTTAAAAAGAATACTCATTGCTTAGTTTGTATTTCCATTGCTTCAACATACAAGTCGCCGAGAAGCTTGTTCAGCCTAGGTACATTGTCTTTATTACTAATGTATTGATCAGAGAACTTTCTAATGATTGTTAGAGTATCCTCAGCGTCAGATATTATACTTGAATCTTCTTCTAAGTCAAGATGTAAATGATCCTCAACTACCTGAAGGTCTGCAACACCTGCCCTCTCAATTCTATCGATGACACTATCAAACCAATATGGGTTAGTTTTATTCTTGACTATAACCTTTACAAACTTTCCGCTGAGGAAAGAGTAGTCATCAAGAACTACATCATCACGTTCCTTATCAAGGTCATCATAGTGGTACTTTTCAAATAAGGTCAAGTCATGCTTAATAAATTCAATTTCTCTTGTTTCTGTATCAAAGACATGGAACCCTTTAGGGTCATCATAATCAGACCACACAATCTCATAAGGACAACCAAGATAGGTCACATTACCCTTTGTTGATCTATGGTGATAGTGACCGGAGAGTACAACATCAAACTTCTTAAAGATCTTAGCATCATAGCCATGATCAATCACTGTACCCTTTTGCATCTCAAAGCCTGCAAGCTCTAGATGGCCAAAGCATACTTGTGCATCAGTGTCAGCAATCTTTTCAATTACTGAATCAAAGTTATCACTACACATCCATGGTACAAACAGAATATTTGTACTACCAAACTTAACTTCTGTTGCTCCTGTATACCAATTAATGTTGTCTGGTCTATTGGTACCAAACAACTCTGTCATACAATTGACTTCGTTTGTATTCTTATAGAATGTATCATGGTTACCAATAATAACATGCAAGTTAAAATTAGCATGAATAACACGATTGATGAATTGGTCTCTAAACTTTCTTAATGAGAGATAGCTGATATACTTTCTTCTATCTACAATATCACCAAGATGGATAATTGTATCAATATCATTTGCCTTGAGATAAGGAAAGAATACCTCACTATAGAATCTTCCAATGAAGTCTGAGAATATAGGACTATCGCCACGGCCACCAAAGTGCGTGTCAGTTATCAAAGCGATCTTCATAATTTAGTCTTCCTTAATTAACTTCTCAAGGCCTTTCTTAGCTTGCCTTTCGGTCTTCTTCTTCAGAGCGCTTGCTTCAAATTGCTCAATGAACGTATCCATATAGTCATTGGATGTATAGTCAGTGATCTCGATATCAAACTCACCAAGCTCATCTAACTCCTGAAGGTTCATCAACTCATGGTTGATCATCTTCTGCTGGGTAACCTTATGCTTAACATACATATACTTCTTCTCCTTCTGAATACGGCGAAGGAAAGCGAAGTAAATAATTTGTGTAAAGTATGAAAAAGGGTTAGTAGACTTATCAGGGTCAAAGTTATGGAAATAGTTAATACAGTTTTCCAAACCATCCGCAATCATTTCATCGCGGAATGTATAGTTGATAAAGTTAGGGCTATAGGAAAGCTTATTAGCGATCTTGATCAAACAATCGCCAATGTAATGTGGAATCACAGGTTTTGATAGACCTTGTGCCTCTGCGGCAAGGACCTTCTTTTTAAATTCCACTATAGCCTTATAGAACTCATCATTACTAACGTAGTGATTAGCTTTGTCTTTAATATCGGTCATTACAAATCCTTTTCAACATTTTGTTATTATAATACATTCAATAAGTTAGTTCAACCCGTTGACTTTTTGCACTCTGTTTAGTATAATCACCTTTGTGGGGGTCAGATATATTAATTAGTGCAAAATAGGGGTAGAAGAGGATACAACAACAACCCCATCTAGCTCCTCATCATCTATTTCTACACCAAGTGGACTATCGCTATATTCATCTTGAAGACCACAGATGTCCTTTTCTAGATCTTCATCTAGTATCCGTTGGAACCTTTCCATAAACGTTAGATAGTACTTAATGATTCGTTCATTGGGTTTAGAGAATGCAATGATAGATGTCTTCTTAAGAGCAACTATATTGTTCTCTGAGAAAGGCATTAGTTTAGAAGTTGTAACATTTGTTGTCTGGTTAATAGTAGTCTTTAACCTAATTACAACAGGATACTTCATCACAACATCATCTTCTGATTCGTTGTGAAGTTCTCCAATAATGAATGAGTCATCATCGCTCAGTTTGACAAGAATGAATGCTGCCATAACTTACCTCAATTGATAGCTCGTGATTTTGTATTCGAACTTCTCACTAGTATAAATTCCCACTCGCTCAATAAAATGCTTTAGGGTATGATTCTTAGCTTTTTTCCAAGAAAGGTCATCAGCTATATCATACAATGTTGCCTGCTCTTTATTGTCACCTCTTCTTAACGCTCTACCTATTGACTGTAGAGATCTAATTCTAGACTTTGTAGGTGAAGCAAACACAACATTGTGTAGGTTTCTAATATTTATACCAGTTGAAAACGTACCATATGAGGCTACGATGATGGCATTGTCCTCCTGCTCTGTAATCTTTCTAACTAGTTCTCTATCCTCTACTTCAACTTCTCCAGATACAAAGAAGATGTGTCTATCCTCTTTATTTTGTTCTGTAAGTATTGCATGGAGTGGTTTTCCATGCTTCTCTACAAACTGATAGAGGATAAGAGTGTTACCCTTCAGGTGTAGAGACAACTGAGATATAAAATTGTTCCTTGCTTCATTACGAACAAGGAAATCTATCTCATCATGGTATTCTGTTCTACTATATTCTTTCTTGTTGGCATCTGTATGCTTGAGCACAATGGCCTGAATTTTAAAATCAGCAAGATGCTTTTGTTCAATAAGTTCAGCAGTAGTAGTCACTTTCTTTACTACTCCAAACAAACCTTCAAGTACCAACTTATGTGTTTGTGTACCATCGAGAGTTCCAGTAAAGCCTAATCTGATAGGACACTTGGTCATCTTCTCAAGAATGGATGTTAGTGACTTGGCCTTATACTGATGAGCTTCGTCCCCAATCACAACATCAAACTGTTCATACCATTGCCTTGGCATCTTATAGATTGACTGCCAGGTAGATATAACAATTGGCTTATCTGAATTCTTCTCTCTACCAGACATAATGGTGTGAATATCATTCTCATCACCACCATATGATACAAAGTCACCCTTCATTTGTTCAACAAGGGAGATAGTTGGAACAATGATGAGAGTTTTAAAATCTATTTGCTGCCACCACTTTGTAATCATATAAATGATTAGCGACTTACCAGAAGCAGTGGGAGATACAAGTAATGATCTTTTTGTTCTTATGCCATGAATGAAGGCTTCTAGCTGATAGCCTCTTGGTTTGAATGGAAGATTGAGGTTAGTAATGAAGTCAATGACAGATTGTTCATCAATGCTAGCAAAGCCATCTACGCTATCATGGAATTGTAATTTATAGTTTCGTGATTCACAAAACTTTTGTATATAAGGAATCAATCCAAAGTAGATTCTTCTGCTCATTGGATTGAATAAATGGATGTCACCAGACCATACCTTATTGCGGTAGGCAGGCATAAAGCGATAACCTGGAACCTTGAAAGTAAAGTAGTCCTTCAGCTCCATCGCAACACTAGCGTCACAATCAACTGTCACATATACATCATTAAATTTTGAGACAACTAGTGTTTCTGTCATTGTCCTGTCTTAAACTTTTCCCAATCAATGGCACTCTTAACCTGGAACCCTAAGTTCATTACTGACTTAATAATTGATTCCAATGCATCAATCTTTTCTTGCTGAACAGCTATTCTAAGGTTAAGAGTAATAATATCTGAATCACTATCAATATATGTAGGGACATCTTGTTTCAAGATTTTTTGTAGGAACGGTTCCCACTTCATCTCCTCAAGAGTCTCTTGGTCAAGAACACCTGTATAGTATTCCCACTTCAGCTTCTTTAGCTTCTTCATGTCCTGCTCAAGCTTTCTAAGCAGTAGACGTTCGTGGGAGAATAGTTTAAAGTACTTGTGGTGAAGTTTAGGTATGTTCAATGCAACGTCACCGAGCTCTGTTCGGTCAACTTTGCTATCCTTCTCCCATTCACCAAATATTTCTTCAAGCTTCATAATATAGTTCCTACCCTACGGTAGGTATATTATATACTAAACAGTGTGAAGGGTAAACAGCAAGCATCTAAAGGTCACTGTGGCATCAATATAATTTATATCAGATTCTTGAGAATTGAATTCAAGGTCACTCAAAACAACTGGGAACAAATCTCTGAATCTAACCTCAATGTTATTTTTATTAGCTGAGTTTAAAATTAACAATGTACCATCTGAGGCATATGTACTATAGATATCATTTGGGTATAGAGCATTTGTATTTGGAGCACTAAACTGTTCTGGTCTACCAATTAAATGCATCCAGTCAAAAATTTCTCTATAGTTTGCCAGATCCTCATCTACCTTGAACCTTACAACAAAATCATTGTACACAACCTTTTCAGGATAACGAATGACCTTGAAAGGGGTTTGTAGCTCAGCATCCTCGACTGTTATACCAGGTAAGTTGGCTGATGTTACATTAAGGATAGTATTAGGAATCTTTTGAATTGCTAACTGATAACCTAGTGGTGATAAGAAACTTTTTTGAATGGCCATTGTTAATTACCTTTATTAATACTAATATTTATATTGTGTTTCCAACCGCGGTCTCATATACCCTTCTTCAATCCTTCATCAAACCTTCTTCCAAGTCTTGCTAAAGGAATCACATGTTCTTTGTATGCTTTTGTTTGTCTAAACTTTTCAATGACTTTACCTACCTGGGTTGTTGCTCCCTGTATGTCATCACACATTGCACAAGGTAGAATTTGAGTTCTATCTTTATTAATTAGTCGCCATCTTATTCTATTAATTTTTTCATCATTCACAAACATATCCATTAGTGATCTTTCATGGACATTGCCAATTTTTATTTGACTAGACCAATCATTACAGCACATCTGATAGTTACCATCAAAATCAATAAAGATCTGTCTCATTGGATGCCAACAAGGTGAGTCGCTAATTTTAACACTTTGCCCATTTGGCATTTTAACTACGTTTGTGTAATCAAGAATATCATTTCTTCTGTCTTGATTTTTAAAATATCCAGCTCTATTATTGAAAGCATGCTTCCAGCTTTTGCCATCTTCTTTGTAGCTGGGCATGCTGTTAATTTGATCAATAGTAAATCCATCTTGTTTATAATAATGATAAACTTTACCACCACTTGGTAGGGTTACATACTTTTGCTGCCTCTCCTCGTATTCTTCTTTAGACTCATAACTATTTAAAATTAATTCATCTAACTTTTGACCAACAGGAGAGTTCCACCACTCATCAAGCTTATAACCATTTGTGGTTAGTCTCACCTTCCATTTTCTTGGTGCAGCAGTTAGCATATCAACTATAGTATCAAATTTTTTATGGAGTGTACTCTCGCCTCTTCCAGCAAGCTCGACCCAGCCTTTGAAATCTATCGAGAGTAATTCTTTGATTACTATCTCAACTGTTTCAAGAGACATTTGTTTGTTGATATTGGGATATAGTGGGACAGCATCTAAGCTTCTAGGACAGAATGAACACTGCCTATTACAGAGTCCTGTTAGGTCAAAATCTAATCTTACTATATGGGCAAACAGCGGATGATTTTTAATACCATTCTCATTTACTGCTATTGGGATTAAATCCATGGATCAATGATTCCTTCTACCCAATTTTCACATGTGTCAACAATATAATAGATAGATTTACCTTTAATGACTCTATCTTCTTTAATGACTCTATTGTGAATCATTCTCACAACGTAACCTGATCTATCTTCAAGCTCAAACAGCTCTGCTGTTCTGTTGTCTCTTATATATTTTGTTAGAAACCGAGCATTTTCAACCATATATCACCTCAATATTTTGTTACAGAACCTGACGGTCCTACATGCCATGCTTGGAATGTTATTTGTGGATATTCTTTCTGTAATGATTTAAAACTTGTTAAGTTGTTTGTATCATCATCAAAAAATCTGATTCTTTTATATAGACCACTTCTTAGATACTTGCGGAATATAGCCTTCTTGTTTTTAGCACTTGACCCCAACTTTAAGTTACCAGCTCTTTCAACGTGTATCTTACTTGTATCTATACCATGAGCATCTAGTGCTCTCAAGAAAATTTCTTTATTATCAAAGTCTGCTCTGGCTGTTGATATAATAACTTTGGATCCTTTGGCAAATGCATTATTAATAATTGCCTTTGCTTTACCTATCATCTTGGCTACTGGTGTAGAGGTCTTCTCAAATACCTCAGCACTTCTAAACTCACCATAATCAAAAGATTCACCAGCCTTTAACTTATAATGATTATACTGTTGATTATCTAATGTATGGACTACCTTACCACCATTCATTACCTTAATCTTAGCTTTTGTATGGAACAGAGTTTCGTCAAGGTCAAACACAGTTAGACCAAGTTCTGCTTGTTCATTTAGATATGTTTTGAATGAATGCATTTCCATACCAATATTTATCAAGCAAAAAAAAGGGCCGCTTTCGCGGCCCTCTCTTTCTATTATCCGGTTAAGGATTATAGTAGGTTGCTTACGATGACGCGTCTGTAGTATACGTTTGCGTCCTTTGTCATAGCACCAGCACCATATGCAGCACCTTCTGCGAATGGATTTGCTACCATGCCGTAGCGAGTCTTGAAGCCAATCTTTGGCTGGAAGTTATCTTCGCCAACTGCACGAACCATTTGTAGAGGAACGTATGGGCAGTAGAAGATACCAGCATCGAATGCGCTTGCGCCCTTATAGCCAACTGTCATATAGTTGTCTGTTACGTATGGGTCGATGTAGACCTTAATACGACCGTTTAGAACACCAGCAAATGTGTTGCCTGTGTCATCAACGTTTAGAGCGTTGCTATTTAGAGCAGGAGCATAATCTAGAACACCAGCCATTTGCAATGCAGATGCAACATCTGAAGAGCAAAGGATGATGTTACCCTTGCCACGACGTGTATCCTTGGCAATTTGGTTAGCTTCACGCTCAATCTGGAACAATAGACCCTTGAACTTCTCAACTGACCAACGACCGTTGGCATCGACGTCTAGGTCGAATGTACCAGCTGATGTTGTTGTGTTGGCACCGCGCTTAGCAACTACGTTGATTGTGCGGATAACTTCACGGTTGATTTCTACAAGAATTTCTGATTGTAGAATGTTTGACAACTCTGACTCAGCATCTAGACCATGAATTGCCTTCAAGTCTTGTGCCAATTCCATTGTGTACTCTGCCTTCAATGCACGGCTCTTTGCTTCAACAGAAACCTTCTCAATTGAGAAAGCCATGTTTGCAAATGAGTTGTTTGATTCAGCAGTAGATGTTGTCATACCACCAACAAAGTTGTAAGTATTTGACTCAGCATTATTTGCTGTGCCTGGTACTGTACCAACGTGGCGCTGACCTGGTAGGTTAACTGTTGAGTTACCTAGAGCTACTGATGAGAAGGCTGTGTTTGCTTCGTTGTAGAATGCTTCTGTTGCTGAGTTTGATTGGTCAACATACTTGCTTCTCATAGCAAAGATCAAGCCTGTTGGACCTGTCATTGGCTGAACGCCGCAGACGTCATAAGCAACTAGGTTTGGCATTGAACGGCGAACCAAGCTGATTAGAACTGGATCGTAGTTTGCAACGCCATCGCCGAAACCAGCTGTGCCAGTGTCGTTTGTTACTGAGTAAGCCTCAAGAAGAGCACGTGGCATACCGCCCTGTTCCTTCATTGAACGCTCTGTATTTTCTAGTAGCTGAGCTGTTACTGACTTACGTAGATTGTCCTTAATTGATGGAAGATCTGCGTGCTCAAGAATTGGCTGCCACTTCTTTAGAAGTTGTTCGTTAGAAAACATCTTTATTTCTCCTTTGGGGGTTATCTAATATTTATAAATTGGTTACTTTTGGACCGAACGAGAGATTGCTGCAGCGTACTTGTTCATGACTGGATCAACTGCCTTCTCTGCTGGAGCAGGAGCGACTTCCTCATTTAGTTGTTGCTGAGCATTTGACTCTACCTTCTTAGCAGCAAAATATGATTCCTTGATCATACCTAGCTTCTTCTTATATGAAGAAACGTCGGCATACTCTAGGCCTTCTGCTAATGTGCGAAACTTCTCTACTTGAGTTGCAGCTAGGCCTTCTGATACTTCAGTAAATGCCTTCTCTGCTTCTGCTGTTTCTAGCTTCTTAGATAGTTCAATATTTTCATTGATTGATGCAGATAGCTTAGCTTTTAGTTCTTCAACTTCAGCAGCTGTCTGGGCTAGTACATCTAGCTTCTCTTCTGGAGCATCAACATAATGTTCTGTGAAAAGACCCTTTAGGCCTTCCATAAAGCTCTCAACTACTTCGGCCTTAATACCGCTTTCAATTGCTAGCTTGTTCTCTTCTACCCATTGCTCTACTACGTAGTCTAGGTAGCTGTCAATCTTCTCTACTAGGGCTTCTTCAATTGCACCAACTTCTTCAGTTAGGCGTGCTTCGTATTGCTCTTCTAGAGATGCTACAACGCCAGAAACCTTCTCGTTGATAGCAGCTTCAAAAATGACCGTTGCTTTTTCTCTGAAATCCTCTGATAGTTCTGAACCATCAAATAGAGCAGCTAGGTCCTCTTGTACGGCCTTTAGCTTTTCCATTGGCATGCCAGTATCTTTCTTGGCTGCCTTTGATGAATCCTTACCACCAGCTGGGTCTACAGGACCGGCAACAGATGCATTAACACCTGGTACCTTAAAATCTTCTTCGTGAAGTACTTCTGACATTGTATTTTCTCCCAAATAATTTACGTAAATTGGTTAATATTATTTATAAAATTAAAGTTTTGACAGGAAGTCAGACCAGGTTCTTAACATTGTTTCTTCCAAAACACGCTTGTTTGGCTTGGCAGCTGCCTTCTCAATCTCTTCTTTATACAGTTCAATCTGCTGAGCCTTCAGCAAACCATTATCCCAAACCCACTCTACACCTTCCATAATACCGTTGACAAATGCACCTGGTGCTGAAGGGTCAGCTACAATATCAGCAGCTGTGGCAAGAGTAAAGTCATCTTGGACTTCCATAATGCCATTTTTATCTTTTAGTGAACCCATACCACGAGATGAAACACCTAGAGCACCGCCACCTTGAATAATGTTCTTGGCAATGTTACCCATTGGTGTTTCAAGAATCTTAGCACGACCAACAATGTTTGATCCATCTCTTTTTAGTTCCGTAATCATGTGTGAAATACGGTCAAGATTAATTTGTGGGCCTTCTGGGTGGCCTAGCTCACCAAAAGCTCTCTTTGTATCTACGTATTCTTTGACGTAGCGGTTAACTTCCTTTTCCATTACAGGCATAGGATAGATACGGCCATTTCTATTCTTTAGGTCAGCCTGCATGAAGACACCTTCAATATAGAAGTCCTTCTTGCCATCTTCCTTTTCTTCTGTAATTAGTTGTACTTCTTCTAGTACTTCGCAGATTAGTTTCATTGTTGTTCTCTCTTATTTGTATGCAACTGATGCAGCTTTAACAGTACCATTTGTTGCTGCTAATGTATCTGTTGGTTCCTTGACAAGATACATTTCACTACCGTCGGTGCCAGCAAAATTAAGAGTAAATGTAGCAATTGTACCGCTACTATTGGCAATAGTAATTGTTGAAGCAGTTGTTGTATTTGAATTGAGCAATCTAACAACACTAGCTAAATTTACATTGTTTGCTGTTGTTAGAGCAATTTCTGAAGCTTTAAATTTTACGTAATCTGGCATTGTTATACACCCATGTGTGGTATTTTCATTTGTCTGATGTGAGTTTTTAATATTGGTCTTACATCAGCTTCTGGATACTTTTCTTTTGCGTTTCTTAACTCTGTAGCAAGCTTAGGATGGTTACTATACTTACTAATTAACCTTTCTGCATGCCCCGCCGGAATTTTATTACGCATTTCTGCTCTAAGCTCTCCAGCAGCCTTTCTAACTTTCATTGGATTCTTGCTATGCAAGGCTCCTTGTAGTTCACTTTCTTCATTAAGATAATCTATAAAACCTTTCATGAACCCACATTATCATGTTTATTAACTGATTGCAGCATATCCTTCATTTTTTTGAATGTGTCTGCTTTATGAACAAGTCTTGGTGTAGCCATTATATGTCGACGAACTTCATTATTAGCATCCCTTCTATCTTCTTCCATTAGCTTTGGTGTACCAGCTTGTCTATTATCGTTGCGTTGCTTTTTACGGTCTTCCATTTCCTTTTTTAGAAGGTCACGAGCAATTTGTTTTTGCTTTGGAAGCAATGGTAAATTTTCATCAACCTGCTCTGCTTCTTCACCCATCTGTGCTTTCTTACCAACTAACTTATAACCCATCTTCTCATAATCCTTTCTGCCACGCTCGGCATCTTGAACTGAGAAGTGTGTAACCTTGAAAGGCTTCTTTGTTGCATGCTTGTAGTGCATCTCTACACCAACAACTTGCTTTTTAGCTTCTTTCACTTCCTTCTTATTTTCATCATCCTCATCCTCATCATCTTCGTCTTCATCCTCATCATCATCTTCATCTTCGTCTTTGCCATTCTCATAGCTAGGGCCCATCATACCCATCATTTCTGATAGCTTGGCAATCTTAGCATCTCTTGACTCAGGAATATTGTATGCAGCTTCTGATTCACCTGGTGCATCATGCCCATGGTCGTCATTTGCTCTTTCACCTTGACCTGGACCTTTGATATAGTCAACATTCTTTCTGATTAAGTCGGATGGACTTTCAGTAGAAATGGAATCCTTACCTTGGAAGTCCATAACCTTCATACCATGCTTAGCCACAAATTCCTGCTCATCACCAGGAACAGGCTTTGCAACCTCTACTAGTTTCTTTAATGACTCGCGCATTGTGGCCATGGATATCCCCTTATTGTTCTACTGGTGCTTCAGCTGGAGCCTCAATTGCTGGGGCTTCGGCTTGTGGATTCATTACTGCATGGGCAACTTCTGGATACATTGCATCCAACCTAGCTGCTACCTTTGTGTTGATTGCAGTTTCAAACTTATCAAGGAATGTTGCTGCATCCTGGTTGATAACTGCACCAATCATGTCTCTTACTTGTTCTGTCATATAATACTCCAATATTCTAATTATTTATCAATTTGTTCAATTAAACCTGTTCAGTATCAGCTCTACGCTGCTGCAACTGGGCTTGTTGCTGCTGCATATCGGCATTTGCATCTTGCTGCTCAGCCTGCTGCTGAAGGATTGGGTCTTTGCTATTCTCTTCTTCCATTTGTTCAATATCATCGTCTGACAGACGTAGAACCTTCTTACGAACAAAGTTACGAGAGTAGTAAACACCAATCATGTCTTCCATATTCTTGACAGTGTTGACTCTATTAGTGATAATCTCAGCTTCTTTCAACTCTGTGAAGTAACCATCTTGGACATAGTCAAACTTAACCTTTGACATAATATCTAATAGTTCTTCTTGGGCAACAATACCTTTTAGAACTAGTTGCTTACCAAGAGCATCCTTAAACAATACAGAAAATTTCATTCTTAGACGGTCAATAAATTTAGAGAATCTTAGTTCTTCTCTAGTAATCTCAGATGATCTGCCTAGGCTGAATCCTTGCTCGGAGTTTAATCTTGTTACAGGAACATGCAAGGATTGATACAATCTCTTCTGAAAGTATACAACATCATCCATTTGACCCAAGTTTGCGCCTGCTGGAAGTGTTGTAATTTCTGTGCCCTTGCCACCTTCGCGGCGAGGAATCCAAAAGTCCTCTGTCATCGTCATAAACTTTCTATCGTCTCTGACTTCACCAGTTGTAGCATCATATACCAATCTATTCTTATGACGCTGCATCATATCAGCAAGATATTGCTCTGCCTTCATCTTTGGAAGGTTGCCAACATCAATATAGTATACTCTTCTTTCTGGTGCTCTTGTTAATCTATAGATAACAGAAGCATCCTCTAGCATACGTAATTGGTTCATTGGCTTAATAGCCTTATGAAGGTATGATAGAACGTATGAGTTGTTTTCGTCTAGTAGGCCTGATGATACTAGAACAATTGAATCTCTAGCAATTCTCAAACCATTTGTAGAAGATGTAACTTCCTTAGATTGGAAGCCTTTATCATTATACATGTAGTATTCATTTTGGACAGTAATTGTTGTATTTTTTTGCTTCTTGATCTCTCTAATCTTTCTAATCTTTCTAGGATCAATGTAACGAAGCTCTTTAATACCATCTTGTGGATTAGTTGTATCAATGATTACGTGGTAGTATAATCTACCATCTACATACCATCTTCTAATAATATCAAAGCCAGATGATGAAAAATCAAGTAGTTTCTTTACTTCATCAAACTCATCTGTAATTTTATCTTTGAGTTGCTTTGAGAATTCTAGATCGTCAAGATTGATATTGACCTGCTCTTGGTTTGAATCATAGGAGATCATCTCACCTACAATTTCTTCTACAGCAGTTTCAATTTCTGGTTGGAGAGATAGTTGACGATATCTTGTGATTAGCTCAGCTTCAGTTCTTGCAGTACCTTCTAAGTCAACATAGGTACCAACAACGCCGCCACCTGATACGATAACAGCGCCATCATCATTTACAGGAGGAACGAAGGAAGGCTGAGTGACAGCCATTATTTGTGGCTGTTCCTCTTCCTTTCGTTTAATTTCAAATCCAAATAACTGCATATTATATAACCTCTAGTCAAGAGTAGGAGGGCCGCTTATATTTAGCGGCCCTCTCTATCCATTATTATTCTTGACCGTCGGCTGGGACTGCCCAGTAATCTAGAGCAAACTCGCATTGGAATTCTTCAATAGCGTTACCATTTTCCCATGATAGTTCAATTGGACCAATTGAAAGTGGGAATATACCTTCGAAGACATATGTGCGTAGTTCTTCACCTGTCTTGCTGAACTGAATAACTTCAGCTCTTGACTTATACTCGGATGGTGCAGATGTTGCAAATTCACGAATGTTACCAGAGTATGAGTTAATATTATATGACCAAGTTTCCAGCGCCTTTCTAACCTTAAAGTCTTCATCATTAATAACTGTTACTGTCCAGTTATCAAAGATTCTTTGGCCAGCCAACTTGATTGGACGACCAAAATAGAAGACTTCAATTGGCGAGACTGTTGAAGCTGGAATCTGTGATGCCTTTACCATGAATGGTACAACCGAATCTGCTTCTGACGTTGCTGGGTTGCTTAGTCTAACTTGGAAAAGAGATGGGCGAGCACCACCAAGTGCTAGCTGACTCTTAATTTCGTTAATATCGAATGCCATGTACGTCTCTCCTTATCTATTAAAATTGGCCAACGACTTCGCTGAACTCGACACCAGTGCGTACTGCTACGAAGTTTAGCTGGATGAAGTTGATTGAGCGAGCAGGCTTGATGTAAATGTCACCAACAAACTGATTGCTATCAATTACTTCAGGCGTGTTGTTTGTTGTATCACAGACTACCTTAAAGTCATAGATACCACGACGGCCTTGGATCTCACGTAGAAATGGCTCTACCAAGTTGCGGAACTGGGCTCTTGTGAAATCATCATTGAACTCAAATAGCGTAAACTTAGCAGCTGTAGCAATTGCCTTCTCAAGGACAATAAACAATCTGCGTACGTTAATTCTATCAAACGCTGATGGCTTAGCAAGTAGAGTCTTATCACCAAACAACAATGTACCTTGACCAGGGAATGTTACCACTGGGTTGACACCAGCCTTATATAGAGTGTCTCTATCTGGCTTGTCTGGATTATATGCTAGCTTAACAATGTTCTTGATCTGACCTCTGTTGAAGCCTGCTGGTGAGAACCATGGATCACGAATGTTGTCTGTTCTTACACATAGACCAGCTGTATCACCATTTAGTGGTACAAAGCGGTATACGTCGTTATAACGATCATATGTATACTTGTAGCCAGAATCTAGAACACCATAAGATGTTGATCTTAGAGCATTTCTAAATTCTACAATGTTATCAGCCTGTACGCCAGATTGGACACCAACAACGTCACCCCTTTCTGGTGAGGCAAACACTACACAGTCCTTACGAACCTCTGCAATATTGTCGACTAGATAGTTGGCTAGTTGTTCACCATATGTGCCGCCTCTTGCCTTACCTGTTAGAAGTAGTGACACATCAACTTCTTCTGCTGATGCAAACTTATCATAAGCAGCAGCAAGATATGAGAAGGCAATGTTAGCTTCACCACCACCATCTGCACCACCGGCAAATGATTTTGTTGTTGGCTTAGCGTTGACGTCTGATGAAGACATGTTTACAGCTGTATTTGATGCAGCTGAACCATTGTCCTTGAACCACCAAAGATATTCTGAACCGTTATTGATAACGTCTCTATAGTAAATTGCGGCGCCTTCTTTTTTAGCATCTGTGGCACGAGATAGTCTTTCAAACTTCTCTAGAACTGTACCTTTGACACCTGAGAACAAGCCATCCTCATCAGCAACAATTACGTGTAGCTCATCTGATGAACCACCACGCTCTTGAACAAATGCTGATGTACCTGGAGCTGAATCTACTTCATTGAAGAATTCCCAGAAGCGTGTTACTGCATTAGCTGATGTTGAGTTTGTTGACTTAGAAACTGCAGCTGAACCTGTGTATAGGTCTTCAAAGTTAATTGTTGATCTTACAACACCATTTGAAACACCTGATGTAGCACCAACTGCTGTAATCTTCAAGTACTGCGAACCAACCTTTAGTCTGTCACCCACTGTTAGAAGATCTAGCTGTGTGTTTAGTTCTGTATTTGCTAGTGAGTTAGCAGCAGCTGTTGAGCCAAGTGTAACTGTAAATGCAGCACTTGAACCAGCTGATGTGTTACCATTTGTCGAGTTGGCACCAGCTGTTGAGTTAGCAACCTGTACGACAATTACCGATGTGTTTGGGAACTGGCCGCCACCAACAACTGTTACTGATGTAATACCACCAGTTGAGTTTGTTACGATTGTGCAGTTACCTGTGTTTGAAGCACCGTTTGATAGAACAATAACGTCTGCGTTATTGTAACCAGAACCACCAGCAGAAACTGTAATTGTTACTACGTTTTGTGATGCTTGAGTTGCAGTCAATGTACCTGTATTTGCACCAACACTTACTGCAAAGGACAGTGTGTTGTTTGCATTGTTTACAGATGACATTACATTTGATTGGTAAGCATTTGCAGAGTCACAAATGGAAACCTTTAATGAGTTACCAATTGAACCAGGATACTTGGCACGGTAAATTGCACCCTGTGCAGCACCTGTGGTTTTTGTTAGGTAATCATCCAAATTCTGAACCTGTAGGTCAGTGGCAGCTGTTGTGTTTGCATATGCATTAAATGCATTTGCGTCAGCAGCACGGACAACATATAGCTGGTTGCCATATGCTAGGAATGAAGATGCGACATGGAAAGTTTCGAAGTTGTCATCACTTGGCTTACCAAATGTTTTGACTAGTTCAACTTCTGAAGAAATATTTACGCGTTCATTTACTGGACCAAAGCGGAATGTACCTGCAATACCACCTTCTGTGGTAGAAACAGCAGGAACCACTGTCGTCAAGTCGATTTCGCTTACATTTACGCCTGGGCTAACTTGAAATGCCATCGTGATTCTCCTCGTAGACAAATCTATTGAATAAAGCTACTGAAATTATTTATAAATTCCCTAGGTTCATGTTTTTAGGACGCTAACATTCTATCAAAATTTGACGTATATTTAACAACAGAATCGTCTTTAAGTTCGTGTCTACCATCATCTATTATACCAAATGGGAGGAGGTCATCATCAGCAGCTTGTGGAATTCCATTGAGCAGATGTTGTCTAATATCAACACTTGTTAGCTCCTTAAAGAAGTTTTGTGTTGACATCCAGGCAAAAAGGACTAGCGTCATCGCCAAGTCATCATTTTTGCCGTATTCTGCTTCATAGGATGTACCTTTACTTATAAAAGTGGTAAGTTCATGCAAAATATCATAATCATAGTTTAGTAGCTTGTTTTCTTCTATCAACATTTTTAGAGTAGCACAACCAATTGATTTAACTTGCTTGGATGTTTTGATGCCAAATTTAGATCCACTTGCATTAAACCCACTTGTTAAAACTTGGCCTGATTTGCTTTGCACTACTTTCAACACATTCTCATTTTCTAAATCGTAATTTAATGTATCAGCTACCTGTTGACCATTATCATTAGTTTCCACGAGAATATAAGCATTGTTGTAATTTCTGGCTACATTGTCAATAGTTGATGGATACAAAAGATGGGATATTTTATTGTTTCTATATGTGGCTACTACCTCATATGGAAACTGAGTAACATCTATCACTGAGAATGCAGAATAGTCAGCACCAGTCCCCCTGGAGGTATCCACTGACATAGCATATAAATGGTCCTTTTGAGGCAGCTTGTATATTTTTAAATCACCATGTTCCTGAATTGGAGGCAGGAATGTCATTCTTCTTAGAGCACCACCACTAATTAAAGTATTGGATGAACCTAAGAATTCACATTCATGCTCCTGCCTAAACTGCTCAGCAGAAGTATTGTTGATTGTTTCCTGTTTCCACGCATCGTCTCTACCAGGAACATCCCACCAATTAACTGCAACTGGCTTATAGGTATTTCTACCATTCTCTGCATCCACCCAAATTTTATAAAATAATTCCATACCATTAGGTGTCGATGTAATCATTACCTTAGATGTTGTACCAGAAGAAATTGTTGGGTAGACAGAAGCAAAGAACTCTTCTTGTAGGTTTGGCTGGACGAACGCAAACTCATCAAGATATATTAGGTTGAATGATCCACCACGAACAGCTGATGAAGATGTGGCTGATGCAAGGACTTTTGATCCATTCTCTAGTTCAATTGAACCTTTATTCCAGCCACCTGGAGTAATTCCTTGTTGAAGCCACTTTGGTAGATTTTCATATGCAAGCTTAATTCTAGATAAAATTTCTCTAGCCTGCTGGAACTTGTTGGCAAGAATAGCTACATTGTATGTTGGATTAAATAAAATAGACCACAATACTATGCCACAAACTGTAGTAGTCTTACCAGTCTGGCGGGGCATCTTACAGATGACAAATCTGTTATCCATGACTGTATCCACAATATTATCTTGATATCCATACATATCAAAGTTGATTAATCCACGATCAATGTGTATAATCTTAATGTAGTTTCTTATAAAGTACTTTGGGTCCTTAGAGCACTTAATATATTCTGCCACCTGCTCCCTGGAAAATTCCATAGGGGAGTTGGCAGCCTTGAGCTTAGGATTACCCTTATAAGAAGTAATAGAGGATTTAGTTTTAATCGCTCTCAATATAGCCATCTTGTTGGTCTCTAATCATCTTTTGTAATTCAGCTGTAGACCCAACAAACAAGTTGTTTGTTACATTCTGAGGTCCCTCTAATTGGGGTGCCTTTGGGTCTTCCTTTTGTAGGACCTTCTTTGTTTTCTGAAGCTCTAAGAGATCTTTGTTTGTTTCTGCCATTGTTTTCATTAAAGCTGCAGCAACTTCATATGCTCTTGGATGCTCACTGCCACTTGCAATAGTCAAAATACCATCAAGAGCATTTTGCCCTTTATGGATAAGCTGACGCATATTATCTCTTGCATAATCAAAGTCATCTTTGACTGTTTCATCAGGTAATGTATCCATAGTAACTTCTTCCTCTTCCTTCACTGCAACTGGAAGTGGTGTCATATCAAGAGCGCTCGAGACGCTTTTCATAGTTTCTTTATGTTTAAATGTCTGGGTCATTTATTGGGTCATCTACTGGAAAATTGGGGTTTGTATTTGTTGTAATGATAAAGTCCCAATTATCGTTAGCAGCAATACTATTAGCGGTAATTGATATTTCAGCGTTTGTGGTTGGATCACCATTAGCATCCAATCCAGGTGTTACGGTAACAGTTGTGTAGAATAGCTCAGAGCCAAGCGTTACATCAAATACTGCACCAGTACCTGCTGAAGTGTTACCATTTGTTGCATTAGATGTAGTTGTAGTATTAGCAACTTGAGTTCTGATAATAGATGAATTTGCAAAGCTACCACCAGTTAGTATTACTAGGCTGGTAATAGAGCCAGTAGCATTTGTTGTAATCTTAGCAGTACTGTTGCTTGTGCCATTAGAGAATGTAATAATCTGATTATTGACATATCCACTACCAGCATTTGTTACCCCAACCCTAATCACTGCATTTGGTCCACTATTGGCTGTCTCAACATCAGCCTCAAAACCAGGAGCAACGAATGTTCTTGTTAGAGCAGTGTTGATAATATTCTTATCCTTAACAGGACCAAATACATAGCCCTTCATTGTAAAGTTTAATGTATGGATAATAGTTCTTCTATTTTCATATGAATCTTCATAGGTATCCTCTGTTGTGATTGTATTCAATACCAATGGAACATCCATACGAAGATCTAGATCATCAACTAGCTTAATAGTGTTTGTCCACTCTGGGGTAAAGTACGGCAGTATCTGCTCAATTAACATTGTACCATCTTCAGCATTTAGGACATAGATTGACAATTCAAAATCAATATTATATGGTACAGGATTATAGACAGAGGAGTTTTTCATATCCTGGTCAGCTGGTGTTTTAATCTGGCCCACAGTTGTTAACTTCCTTGTTCCATCATAATTATACCCAGCTATCTGAAAGCTCATTCTTGGAAGACTAATAGCATCAGGCTTTGTAAGATTTGGGTCTTGCTGAATTCTTGATAAGAACTTTGCTCTTGGACCATAGGCAATAGGTACCTTGATACGTTTGATGATTGTACCAGCGTTGTTTCTTCTATGAACAACCATGTCATTGAACATTGTGCCAAACACAATGACATAGCGTCTGATTGTTTCGTGATAAAACTCGTTACCAAACATTAGTAGGTATTAGCCTCTGAAAATGGGTTGATTTCAGTAAAGTCAAGAATATTGTCACCTCTTGTTTCAAACTCTTCGTTCTGAGCTTGCTTATCAATTGTTGATATATTGAATTGAGTGACAACCTGAGTATTATTAGCCATTGCAAAGCTGAGGTCATTGTATGTGTCGTCAATGGCTGGAATGCCTGTTGCAAATGTTTCTTGATTAAACTCAAATAGTTCACAAACAATATCAAATGTTTGTAGTGAACCCATTTGATAAAAGATAGCCTCATGCTCAACAAATCTAACAACATACCCTTTGTTTGTTAGAGGGAAGAATATCATATCCCCTTCTCTTGGTCTTTGTAGGCCAACTACATTTTCAGAGAATGATCTTCTGGCTATTGTGAAAGTAATTCTGTCTCTAATTTGTAGACCAAATTTGGATAGGAAATCACCCTCACCTTCAAACCCTTCAACATTCTTAATGTATACTTCAACAGAATATGCGTTATTAAATCTTGCAACTTCATCTTCTTTAAAAATACTATCTTCTACCGATACTGTTCTTGGGCAGTAAAATATTTCAAGACCATATATTCTAATTGATTCTAAAACTAAATCTTCAATTAAGTTCTGCTCTTGACTATTATCAAAGTTGTTAAAATAAAAATTTGTAGGCATTTTTTATCCTACCATGTGGTAAGCTGGTAATGTATATGAAGTTTGCATTTCTTGTTCTAGAGCTTCAATTTCTCCCTTTGCATCATCTTGAATCTTTTCGCCATTGAACTGAACACCACCTGGGAGAACCATACCAGTGAACTTTGTTAGGTTTGAGCCCCACTGATATTTAATCTGGGCTGTTGCATAAAGAGCTAACCAACGGTCCGACCAAACATCTGTAAATGTGTCTGGGTCAACAATCTGATAGGCCTCGACAACAAAAAACTCACCCTCGACCGCTTGGGTCCAATCCATATCAATAAACAATCTATCCTTATGTCTACTATAGCGTATAGGCTTTTGGCCAACGAGAATCTCTTCAAGAAACTGAATATGCTGCATTGCCATGACATATGGCACCATTGACTGTGTAGTCAACGTATAAAGATCGTTTAGTGCAATTTGGTAACGAATGTTGAACAGGTTCATTGTGTTTAAGCTTTGGCCAACAGGAAATAGCTTAACAACACCAATAATATTTTCTGGCAGAGTAATGTACTTGTTGGCAATATCTGTTGACGTGATTTGGTGCTTATAATACAATTTTTCAGACCCATCAAAATGATAGTCCCAATAGTACTTTAGTGACTCGTCAATACGGTCTTCAACCTGGTCATCATCCACGTTAATTTCAATAACTGGCTTACCTAATTTACGAAGGCAAAACTCTTTGAATTCAGATCTGGATGTTGGAACTGCCATGGGATTGACCCTCTAAAAATACTCTGTAAATGTATTTATAGATCAATTATATCCAGACATTGGTAGAGACCACTGGTTAATTTTTCTGTTTCCTTTCCATTAATCCTGATTTTATTCAACGTTGTCGCTGGTAAAAAGCTATCTAAGTTATTAGTAAATTGGCTATACAAGTTAAATGGATAACCATAAACCTCTTCTGACCTTAGAGAATCATTTGATTTAATTGACTTGTTCCATAGATTTACAATGAAACCTGACTGAATTTTGAGATTGTGACCTATGGTTTGCCGAGCTGAAATAGCAGTGCCAATAAGAGGATCATCTTTACCATTGAATTCTCTACCAAGTACCATAATGTTTTTCTTTTTGACTGCATCTGATAGAAGCTGGGTATCTGTTTTTTCAAGATCTAGAGCTTGCACCTTAGTAACATCAACAACAAAAAAATTCAAATCAAACGATAAATCGCGCTGCGGTAACCCAATCATATGATACATTGATAATTGATTATCATTGTTATACACTCTTGAATAACATAACCCACATGGTTTAAATCCTAGGGCATCTTTTACATGATTTGTATAATCATTATTGACAATTGCTCCACTTAGAATACAAGCAACTATTTCATTATATCCCAAATCCATAATAACTCTAATAGTAGAAATTAAAGAATTTCTAATATCAAAATCATCTACAACATAGGCTTTATAATCTAAATTGTTTGTTTTAATATAAGATAATATAAGCTTATCGTAATCTTTAAATGCCTGGTAATCAGCCTTGGATGCATTCTCACTATACATTCTGTTATATTTTTCAACCTGGCTACCAGGTATAATAATAGTCACATCTTTAATACCCCTATCCTTGAGAGAGTTAAGGGTTAAGAATGTACCATGGTGTTGAGCAATTACAATTGTTTTCATGGCTGCTTCATCCCACCTTGTTCTTTCAATTCTTTTTCAATAACATCATCACCCACCTCGCCAGGCTTCTTAGAAAGTGTAATGTGCTTATGCTTCTTCATATTGTCAAAGAATCTTTGAACACATTCTTCTTTGTTCTCATGATGAACACTAATTAGTCCTGACTCTGGATATGACATGAGGGCGGCAAATTTGTTAACAAGTTTATCCTTAACACCGCATCTATCCAATGAAGTATATACTGCCTCAAAGGTTTTACCAACCTTACCTTCCTTATTGTCAATAAGACCAATACCCTTTCCAAGAATAACAGCAGCACAACCTGTTTCAGAGGACAGTGTGAAGTATACTTTCTTTGCTCGTTTGAGAATTGGATACATTGAAGCATCGTTCTTGACCACTCTACCCTTAAATCTCTGCTCTAGCATTGTTTGCCAAACTTTAGCAGTGATGGGATGAAGTTTGACCCAGGCTCCATTATTATAAAGCTCTTCAACTTTTTTAAAATCAACTGCATCTTTTGTAATTAAGTTAGTACCTGGGAGGAGCACTAATTCATTTACGTCACCATATTCTAGATCTAGGTCTTCATCTAAAAGATACTTGTCAGTAAGGTTGGCTCTTAGAGCTTCTACAATTCTATGGCCTTCTGGGGTGGCTCCCTTTCTAATACACTCAACCATATTTTGAGTTGCAATTTTTGTATTGCATGGTGCAAGATAGAGAATTTGTGTCAATAGATCAGTGAACTTATACCCAGCTATTGTGCCACTGGGGCTACCGTAATTGATATCATATTCAATTTTGGAACCATTTGGGTTCTTTGGAATATGCTTAGCAATTTCTGTTAATCTTGCATTTGCTGGCGAACGCAGCATATTACCGGATTTCATAAAATGGGTCACATCATCATTGACCCACTCGTTAGAAGACATGGTAAAGAACTTAGTCTTTCCACCTTTTGCTGGAACTTCGGCTACCATAATATAATTCCTTTTTAGACGCCAATACGCTCATCAACATCATCTGACTGCTGAAGCGATTGAAGTTTCTTTTCAGTTTCGTGAACTTTCTTTTTTAGGGTTTTGATTTCCTGATGGAGATCAATCATCTTTTGGAGGACAACTTCCACAAAAGACTCTAACTTTTTATCAAGCTGCTCATTACTAACTCTTTGTTCATCACTCATATTATTCACCTCAATTGGGACATGTTTATATTTATATCGTTATGAAATCTTGGATGTAGATGTTACCTTGCTTGTTCCAGTTGATTTACTGGTACCAGTAGATTTACTTGTTGACACCATTGTACCAGCTCCAGAATCTGTATCAAATGTAGTTGTTGTATCAAATGTAGTAGTTGTATTGTATGTAGTTGTTGTATCAAACACTGTCAAATAAGAAGTTTCAACAGCTGTGTTAAATACTGTATTTTGTGAAGTATTATAGGCTGTGTTACGGCTTGTTGCATAAGCCGTATCGTATGTGCTGCTTGTTGTCTTACTTGTGACAACCTGGGTATCAATCAATGTATCAAAGGCTGTTGTTGTATCAAATACAGATACTGTATCAAATACAGTTACAATTTCTGTATCAAATGTTGAAGTTGTATTTCTTGATGTTGATGTTAGAATATTTGTATCATAAGTTGTTTCAAAAGCTGTTACTGTATTAAATATAGATGTTGTTGATCTATTTGTAGAAGTGTTTCTATTTGTAGCATAGGCTGTTTCAAATGTAGTTGATGTATTGAAGACAGATATTGTTGCTATGTTTGTATCATATGCTGTTTCAAATAGAGTTGTTGTAGATCTTGATGTGGCAGTAGCCCTAGATGTCTCTGTGGACCTAGATGTGTCAATTGTTGTATCTGTGGTTCTAGATGTATCAGTTGTTCTATTTGTATTGTAAGCAGTTTCAAATGTGGTTGATGTATCAAACACAGATGTTGTTGATCTATTTGTAGAGGTAGCTATGTTTGTAGCATATGCTGTTTCAAACGCAGTTGATGTATCAAACACAGATGTTGTTGATCTATTTGTAGAGGTAGCTATGTTTGTAGCATAAGCTGTTTCAAAGGTAGTTGAAGTATCAAATGTTGAGGTTGTATTTTTGTTTGTTACAACAAGTGTATTAAATGCAGTAGATGTATCAAAGTTTGTTGACTTAACATCAGATGTTTGATATGCAGTAGCAAATGTTGTTGTTGTATCAAAGACAGATGTTGTAGATTTACTTGTATCAATTACAGTGTCAAACGTAGTAGTCGTATCAAATGTAGTAGTTGTTATATATGCTGTAGTAAATGTTGTAGTTGTATTAAACGTAGTTGTCGTACCATACGCTGTTGTAAATGTTGTAGTTGTATTAAATGCAGTAGTTGTACTTCTAGAAGTAGCTGTGGCCCTAGATGTGCTAACTGTTGTATCTGTTACTCTGGAAGTAGATGTAGTTCTAGATGTGCTAACAGTTGTGTCTGTTACTCTAGATGTTGATGTTGCTCTAGATGTATCTGTTGATCTAGATGTATCAAAGGATGATGTGGTACTTCTGGATGTAGCAGTTGCTATAGACGTGGCAGTAACTAGTGATGTATTAAAGGATGATGTGGTACTTCTGGATGTAGCAGTTGCTATAGACGTGGCAGTAGCTAGTGATGTATTGAATAATGATGTTGTACTTCTAGATGTAGCAGTTACTATAGACGTGGCAGTAACTAGTGATGTATTGAATAATGATGTTGTCTGTACAGATGTAATGAACGTTGATGTTGTAATGACAGATGTATTGAATAATGATGTTGTCTGTACAGATGTAATGAACGTTGATGTTGTAATCACAGATGTATTGAATAATGATGTTGTCTGTACAGATGTAATGAACGTTGTTGCAGTAACGAGAGTTGTAATGAACGTTGTTGCAGTAATGAGAGTTGTAATGAACGTTGTTGCAGTAATGACAGATGTAATGAACGTTGATGTTGTAATGACAGATGTATTAAATGAGGAAGTCGTATTTTTTGATGTGTTAAAGTAGAATGTTGTGTTAAAGTAGAATGTTGTATTGAAAGATGTGTTACCACCAGCACTTGTGCCAGTAGCAAAGAAGAATGTGGTTCCTTTAGTTGTACTTTTTGAAGTAGCAGTATAGGCGTAGTATGGTAAAGGGATACCTTTATAATAGCTAAAGCCCACAATAGTAAATGTTTGAAATGATGTATTAAATGTAGTATTACCACCAGCACTTGTGGTTGTGTTAAAGTAGAATGTTGTGGCACGAGATGTACCAGCAACAGCTGTTGTACCAGCAATGGCTGTAGTAATAAATGTTGTTGCAGTAATGACAGATGTAATGAACGTTGATGTTGTAATGACAGATGTATTAAATGATGAAGTTGTCTGTCTTGCTGTGTTAAAGTAGGAAGTTGTCTGTCTTGCTGTGTTAAAGTAGGAAGTTGTCTGTCTTGCTGTGTTAAATAATGAAGTTGTAATTACAGATGTAATGAACGTTGATGTTGTAATTACAGATGTATTAAATGATGAAGTTGTAATGACAGATGTAATAAATGTTGATGTTGTAATGACAGATGTATTAAATGATGAAGTTGTAATGACAGATGTAATGAACGTTGTTGTTGTATTGAATACAGAAGTTGTTGCAAATACAGTTGTTGTAATAAGAGATGTAATAAACGTTGTTGTTGTATTGAATACGGAAGTTGTTGCAAATACAGTTGTTGTAATAAGTGAGGTAATAAACGTTGTTGTTGTATTGAATACAGAAGTTGTATTAAATACAGTTGTTGTAATAAGTGAGGTAATAAACGTTGTTGTTGTTGCAAATACAGTAGTTGTATCAAATGTTGTTGTAGTACCATAGGCAGTATTGAATGTTGTCGTGGTATCAAACGTTGTTGTAGTACCATAGGCAGTATTAAATGTTGTTGTAGTATCAAATGTTGAGGTTGTTGATCTAGATGTTTCAGTTGCTCTACTTGTATCAATTATAGTATCGGTAGTTCTAGATGTTGCAGTTGCTCTAGATGTATCAATTATTGTATCTGTTCCTCTAGATGTTGCAGTAGCCTTTGTTGTGTTATAGGCAGTTGCAAACACCGTAGACGTTGCACGACTTGTAGATGTTGCTTTACTTGTATCAATAACTGTGTCCTTAATTGTACCAGTATTAAAGACAGTATTTGTTATTCTAGATGTATCATAGCCAGTATCAAATACTGTACTTGTTGATCTAGTGGTTGCTGTATTACGAGCAGTGTTGATTGTTGTATCAAATACTGATGTTGTATCAAATACTGTAGTCGTGGCTCTACTTGTAGATGTTACTCTATTTGTGCCAATGGTTGTATCAAATACTGATACTGTATCAAAAATTGTTGTTGTGGCTCTAGAGGTTGCTGTGTTGCGGGCAGTGTCAATTGTTGTATCAAATATTGTCGTTGTGCCAAATACTGTAGTAGTAGCATAGGCAGTTTCAAATGCAGTTGTAGTTTGAAATGCAGTTGTAGTATTAAATACAGATGTTGTGCTTCTGCTAGTGCCAATAACTGTATCAAATACAGACGTTGTTAGAACTTCTGTTGCTGTGTTTCTTGCTGTATTGATTGTTGTATCAAATATAGTGTTTGTGTCAAATACTGTAGTTGTTGCTCTACTTGTAGATGTTACTCTATTTGTACCAATTGTTGTTTCAAATACAGTTAATGTATCAAATACAGTGGCAGTTGTTCTAGTTGTAGCATAGGCAGTGGATCTATTTGTAGATGTATTTTTACTAGTAGCTGTTTGCTTACTTGTACCAAATGCTGACTCATAAAACGTAACATATGCTGTGGTTGTATTTTTGTTTGTGCTTACAGCCGTATCAAATGTTGTAACAATGACAGTGTCAAATGTAGTTGTTCTGGATGTTTCGTAAATAGTTTCTCTAGTAGCGGAGAAAATTTGTCTTAGTGTACCATTATCATTAACAAAGGCATCCCTAACAGTACGGAGAATACCGCCGTCATTAACTTTTAGAATTTCGGCTTCTCTTAGAGTACCGTTGTCATTGAAGAACAGCTTATTTGGCATTATAAAGACCTATTACTGGTACACTAGCCAAATATGACCATTTGATGTTGCACCGACATTGACTGGGGCTGTACCTGTAATTGTTATTCTTGATTCCGTATAATGTTGATTGGCTGGTGTACCGCCAAGATTATTAGCATTATTGGCAGTTACTGGATATACAGCTTCTTCGACGTTAGATGGTTTAATTTTGGTTGTCATACCGTCTAATCCTAACTAAAATGGTTGAAGGGTCTTGTTTATTTATGTTATTTCAAACTATGGCCAAGTAGCTATTGCAACACGTTTCCATGTATTAGTTGCAACACAAACATATATGTAATTTGAATCCCAGGTGATTGTTCCTGCCTCACCAGAAGAACTAGCATTTGCTGGAGGGTTTGAAGCTGTAATTTTAAAGTTACTAACAGCTGCCGTATTGGCAACAGTTAGAGTGTTAGATGATTCGTTAAATACAAGACCCATTGTTCCTTTAAGTAATCCAGAACTATTAAACTGGATTGTTGTATTAGGTCCTGTCGCACTTGGTTCCTCATATAGGCTTCTTACCTGGACCACATCATTTATAGATGCATTAGCGGATAACACGAGGTTATTGCCACTAACATAGTAGTCAATTGATGGGGCTTGGGCAACACCATTAATAAATACCACAGCTTTTGTTGTTACTGTTGGTGTAGATAAAACAAAGTTATTATTAACAGTGCTATTTGCAGTAAATGAATCTGATGTATAGTCGCCAATTGCACTTATTGTTATTGCCCTTATTTGGTCAAGATTTGCTGGTGCTGTTGTAAACGTGAGAGTTGTGTTACTTACAGAGTAATCAGTAACCGGTACTTGGGCTACACCGTTCAAATAAACAAATGTTGATGTATTTGATCCTAAAGCTGTTGCTAGAGTGAATATAGTATTAGACCCATTACCCGTGAAGCTGCTTAGAGTAATATCAACACCATTAATATCAGATATATCAAGTGTCCTAACTTCAATTTCATTATTAACTGCAGGTGCTACTGTAAAAGATAAAGTTGTGCCAGTTATAGAATAATCAGTAACTGGTACTTGAGCAACGCCATTTAAGAATACAAAGGTCTCTAAATTTGTGGTAGATTTGGTTAGAATAAAATTAGTAGCAGAACCATTACCCGTAAATGTTTGAGAAGTAATTGTTAAATCAGCAAGGGCTCCACCTGTACCACTAATTACAAAATATTCTGTACCATTTGAGGAGTATAGTAATTGATCAGTGACATTGATAAACAATGCCCCTGGTTCAATATACGATGTGTTTGATGGGTCAGTGACATTTGGGACTGCGCCCGGGATGTCTGTTCGTTCTATTTTACCTGTTGTTGCCATTTAATTACCATTTACCCTCTGGACATTTTGTTCCAGGCATTCTTGTTTTCACAGGCATAAAACATTTGCAAACATTACATATCTTTAGCTTGTTATCAAATTTTTGACATTGTTTACAAATTAAATACTTTTCGTTCATTCTACGCCTGGCTCAGGAGATGGCATTCCTGTACCATCAGGGCAACATTGGCCCTTCCATGGCATTCCAAATGATGTTATTTGATCTAATTTTGGCGAGCGAATGTCATCCAATTCTTGTTTGACTTTTTGTTCCATTGCTTCTTTCCCAACAACATCCCAAACCCATTGAAGAACTTGTTCATTAGATAACTCAAGATAGTCAGCAAATTCTTGTGGGTTGGGAGGATTTAATTTTGTCTCGGTACGAATATAGTGAACTGAATGATCGTTAGTATCACGAACTTCTAACTCCCAACCAACGTTGTGAACCACTTGTTGTAATCCACTTACTTCTGGGTAACCTTCTACCTTTTCAATTGTCCATCGATATAGATACATCTTATTTTCTCCTTACCAATATTGAGTCTGACTGTCTGAATGAAATGTTCCCCAGCTATGATCTGCTCTTTTTCCTGCATTGGTCCACCAACGAACCCAAATATATCCTGTACAACAACAAGATATTTTTCTAACTGAAAAACACAATCTTTTTTTTCCACCATACGTGGAGGCAGATTCGTAGATGTATGGACTAGATGCAGGAGTCATTGCGCCACCTGCGCCGCTGCGATTAATTCTCACTGCACTGCCATAAAAACTATCATCATATCCGTTTGTATTTACAATTGCTTTAAAATCATGAAAGCACTCTGCAGAATATGTATGATAGCCAACAACCTCAATAATATAAGGATTCCACCCCATACCATCTGCAATTTTAGTTGGTAATGGTGTTCGTACATGGAGCCAAGGATGCCCAGTACCCAAACAATCTGAGATTGATGAACCATCACAAATACAATGGGATAGTATATACCACTCAGACATATCTGTTGAGTTATCAAGAATGTAATTTGCGCCTGTTAAATTACCTGAGATTGTAGATGATTGTAAAGATGCCATTAATATGCTCCTGTGGTATCAGCAGCAGTGGTATATGCCCATGCAAAACTATTCCATGCGCCATAATTATTCCACCAACGAATGAACAAATGCCCTGGTTCACCATTTTGATCTTGGCGAACTGAGAAACAAACTCGAGTAACACCACCATAAGTGCTTGAAGAACGATAAACTGTTGGCGAAGATTGATATCCATCATTCATTGGAATCTGTGATCCATACCAGCTATTATCATATCCATTCACATTTAATAGTGCCTTGAAATCGTGAACTTTGTCACCACTATATCCATTAAATCCATAAACTTCTAAAATTGAAGGATTCCATCCAAGATAACTTGTATCTGCTGGTAGTGGAGTGCGAACATGAATATACGCAGTAGTTGATCCGGTATATGATATTTTATACCATGGAGTTTGATTTGAGTTGCTACCACCAAGCATCTGCCCAGATATTGTAACACTTCCATTAATTGTTGTAGTAACTAAATTTGCCATATGACACTCTTAAAAATACGGCCACACATTTGTTCTTTGAGCAGCCCCTGTTTGGCCCCATGAATAATGATTCCATAGATTTGTTACAGCAGCATCCCCCCACCATCTCATCCAGATCCAACCAACACAGCAGCACCCAATTTTTTGAACACTAAAACATAATCTTTTATACCCACCATAAGTGCTTGAAGATTTATAAAAATATGGTTCATAACTTAACCCATATGACCCTGCGTTTACCCTGGCACTAGATTCTAAATTATCACTACCATCAATGTTAATAACAAATTTAAAATCACTAGTATATTCTCCACTGTATGTGTGGAATGCTGTTATCTCAAACATAAAAGGCACATTTCTAATTGTACTATAGCTTTCACAAGGAATTGGTGTTCTAATATGTAAATAGCCACCAGAGTATGTTGGATTACAATCAGAGGTTGAAGGACAGTCGCCACAGTGATATAATCTTGTCCATGGAGTGCACCCACCACCTTGCTGAAATATTCCACCTGTCACATTTAAAGGATTTCCACCAAGTGCTATTGATTGCAAAGTTGCCATTTTATTTACTCTTCAGCAAATCAATTTCAGCTTTAAGTTCCTTAATTGATTCGACAAGATATGCAATTAGGTTAGTGTATTGAATACCAGTTGGATTACCATCATTATCTTTTTGTACAACATTTGGTAGCACATGTTCAACTTCCTCAGCAATCAAGCCGGCCCTATTTTTAGCAGATCCATCCTTACGGTCATATGTTACACCAACAAGTTTGGATATTGAATCAAGAGCATTAAAAATTGGATCCACATTTTCTTTTAATGTTATACTTGAAGCTTCTGTTAGTGTACCAGAAACATACTGGTCTCCGGAAACAGAAAGTCTATATGAGCCTGGCGTTGAGGTACCTATACCAACATTACCGTTGGCGATAATTCTCATAGCTTCGGTGCTACTACCAAGCCCAAATCTTATGAATCCACCTGAATAATTCCAATGCTCAACGTTTGTGCTACTAACTTCAATTAAGTATCCAAGCGATACGCTATTGTCATTTCGCATCTGAATTCTTGTTGTTGAAGGATCATAAATAGTTAACTTATATCCAGGATTCGTCGTTCCAATACCTACTCTTCCATTACCATGGTCAAATGTAATCCAACTAGCAGCAAGAGCATCAGAATACCACGTCATCTTGCTGTCACTGCCAATGCCCATTTCAGCTCTCTTGGTGCCTGCATTATCCCAGTAATGGACTGCTGCTCCATTTGTATCAGAACTACGAACTCTAATGAAGCCCAACTTATGCACTGCAAAGAATGTCTTGCCGCTTGATCCAGTTGTTTCTAGATTGAATCCATCTGCATCTGATGAACCTGTAACAATATGAAGTTTTGAATTTGGTGAACTTGTACCAATACCAACATAACCAGGACCTGAATCTTGAATTAATACTTTACCGCTGTTTGCGTGGGCAGATCTAATATACCAGTCCCCATTGGTGCCATGATGAATATGGGACACACTTGCGCCCTTTGAGGAGGATATCCACGCTGACCCATTAGCGTTACTGTCGCCAGCGATGTGTATTGTAGCATAGGGGCTTGTGGCTCCAATACCAAGATACCCTTCATGGTTAAGAGCCATCTTAGCTGTATCCCAGTTGGTTGAACCACTTTTACTTGTATGCCAATAATGTGAGTGGTTTTCTGATGCTGTAGCACCAGCAGTTCTCCAGTGTCCAGCATAATAACGGATATCATTACCATAGCTAGTAATCATACCATCATATCCACCAGTAATGCCCAACTCAAGGGATGCGTAATTATCTGTACCACCAATTCTTAATCCTGGAATACCGTTTGCTCCTCCTGCACCAACTAAAATATTAACTTTAGCAGCAGGAGTTGATGTGCCAATACCAACATTACCATTAGCAACAACATAGGCGGCCGTGCCAAATGTAGCTGTGTTAGTTGATACATTAATCAAGCCAGTAATGGTAGTATTACCGGCAGCCAGGGTCGTTAATGTTCCTACAGATGTCAGTGATGATCCAGTGATACCAGTTCCCAATGATGTTGAGTTGACAACAACGGTACCATTAATTTCATAGCCTTTACCTGAGACTAAATTGAAGTCCTCAGACGATGTCCAGGCATCAGTTGAATCCACCCACGTTAATGTTTTATCAGTTGTACCTTTGAGTGTAATACCGCCACCATCGGCAGTAATATCTGTAGGGGTGGCAACATCACCAACTATAATATTTTTATCTTCTACGACAAGATTGGTTGAGTTGACGTTGGTTGTTGTGCCATTAAAGAATACGTTACCAGATACAACAAGGTCGCCAGTTACAGTAGTGTTGCCAGTAGCTAAAGGACCATTAACTTGAACACCAGCTGAATTGGCTCTGAGTCTTTCTAATCCACTTGTTTGAAGAATAATTTGTCCCGTTGTAGACCCAGCATTTAAGGTATGTGTGTCGCCGTCATTAACAGATGTCGATGTTGCAAATGTCAGACGTCTTGCAAGGTTTGATGATCCACCAGCAAAATAAGTACCAACACTTGTCAGGTAAGCATTAACAGTATTTGTTACATTTAGCGTTCCATTAATAGTGGTATTACCAAGGGATGCAGATGTACTATTGACAACAGAATTGACAGTAGAGTTGCCAACTGTAATGGCACCAGTTAATGTGCCGCCAGCTAATGGTAGGAAAGTATTATTGGCATAAGTTACTGCATTAGAGTATGCGGCGTTGGCTAAAGTATTAGCAGCAGTATTGGCAGCCGTTAAGATATTGGCAACTGTATTCCCTTCCAGTGCAGCAGCATTAACACTATGTAAGCCAGCACCATTACCAGTGAAGCCTGTTGTATGAATGACAGTGTTGACAGTAGAGTTGCCAAGATGTATAGTACTTGTGTTGACAAAAACATTAGAACCAACATTCAGTGTTATGGTAGATACAGATGTTGAGTTAATGGTAGTATTGACAGTAGAGTTGCCGTATGATATACCATCTACAGCTGTAATTGAATTATTGATAACAGGCACACCATCAGTTGTATCCACAGCTTGAATACCACCACGCGGCGACACTACAACAGCCTTAGGATTTGGTATATCTGCTGTAGCCTTAGGAACAAAAGCAATAGCGCCAGTATCGGTGTCTGTCTTAATAGTGGCACCACCGAGATTAATTGTGGTGCCAGACAACCACAAATCTCTCCAACGCATAGCTGAGTTACCAATGTCGTAGGTAACATTAGCAGATGGCATTAAGTGGCCACTAAATGTGGCACCGTTTGCTCTGATAACTGAATTGACAGTACTATTACCAACAGTAAGCTGCTCGCCTGTCAGTACAACATTGCCAACTGTTAGCTGGGTACCTTGCAGATGGACATTACCAGCAGTGATTGTGGTATTAACAGAACTATTACCAATAAAGATTGTACTAGTATTAACTGTTACATTGCTACCAATGGCAAGGGTGTTACTTAGGGCAACAGTGTTGGTAGATTCATTGAAAGTAAATGCTGCAGAACCATTAAAAGTGTTGCTGTCATTATACTGAATGTGTGTATTAGATCCACCTGGTGATCCACCAGCTCCATCTGTTGTAATTGGAACTTTCTTCCAAGTATTTGTACCAGTAGCAACATAGAAAAAGCTACTATCCCATGCAAATGTACCTGTTGTACCTGTTGAGGTTGAGTTGGCTGGTGGGTTAGAGGCATTGAGAATAAAATTTGGTACTGTTAATGTAT